TAAACCGAGGTTTTTGAGAAGGTCAGCAGTCAGCCCGGCGTCTTTGATTTCAGACAGGGCATTTGCGATCTGCAGGTACTGGCCGTGTGGGTTATCAGCATCGATATGCTTTTTCAGTACGCTGTCAGCGTAGGCTTTCACCTCGATCACCGCGGTATCAACATATTGGCGCGTCGCCAGCACAACTGACGGATCAATCTTCAGCGTGACGGCCGTTGTGCTGTTCACGATTAAAATCATGCGCACGGTCTGCGTCCTGCCGCTGCCTTCAGCCAGTTGTGGCTTATAGGTTTCCGGGCAGTTAGCAACGGCAATCAGCACGCCGTCAGCGTCATACAGACCGATTTCGCGGATCCAGAAACCGCCCTCGCTTTCCGGGATAATCTGCTCCGCGATAATCTGGCTGCTGTTTGCCGCATCAACGGTCAGCGAATTTAGCTGCGCGCGGCGCTTCTCGCCAATGAGCTTTGTCTGTGCCGCGTCAGGCGTCGGCAGCGTGCCGCCACCGTCGCCGACGCCCATCGAGGCGATGTTCACTTTCGTGCCAAGTGCGGCGGCGTTCGCCAGCTTAGCCGCGCCCTGATTAGTCAGCAGGGCAAAATATTTTGTCGTCATGCGCTCACTTCCGTCAGTTCAATAAGATGCACCGCCGCGCCGGAATAGACCGGTCCGCCGACGCTGATAAGTTCAGGGGTATAAGGGTAAACAGTCAGCTCGTCGCCGCTGTAGCTGGCAACGGCGACCGGCAGAGTGCCGTTAGCATCGAGATTAATGGACAGGCCGATAAGGTGACGGCTGCAGGGCTTGGCGTCAGCTATCAGGCGCTCCAGCTCGTTATACATTTCCTCGGTAATGCCGGTATCAAGTACGCCCACGTCCAGCCGGAACGTGCCTGGCGCTTCGTTGGTTTTCCACCACTCAATTATCTTGATGAGATAGCCCAGCGGCTCAACGACGCGGCGGATAGCGCCAATCGTACCTTTGTGACGATGCACGTACTGCGAGGCGGCAACAACGGCTCGCTTTGTCGATTCAGGCCAGGCTGAATCCCAGCGGTCAACCGACCACGCCCACGCCAGATAGGGCAGAAGCTCCACCGGGCATGTATAGGGATTCCACAACTGGCGCAGCGGCACGCTCATAGCGCCGGGGCTTGCCAGCGCCTCGGCAGCAGCAATCTCAAGGAGTGTCGAGCCGGTCGGCAGCAGGCGCTCACTCATCCGAGCCTCCCACGGTCAGCGTGTAGCCTGTGCAGTAAGCGGCCTGTGTTTTATCAAGTACCACATCTGCAGCAGGCTTAATCAGATTGACGCGCTGCACGCCCTCAACGTGCATAGCGGCATACAGCGCAGACAGGCGAATGTCGCGGCCGAGGCGCTTCTGAGCGCTGACAAAGGCTGCGAGCTTTGCCTCTGAGGCGGCGCGGATTGGCTCCGCTTCCGGCCCCGGATAGAGGTACAGCTCGGCCACGATTTCGTATTCCACAATCTTTGCTGACTGCACGCTCACCCGGTCGGCAACCGGGCGCACGTCCTCATCATTGAGCGCTGTATTCACCACGGCCAGCAGATCGTCGCCCGCCACGCCGTTGCCCTCACGCGCGAGCACTGTCACCGTGACCACTGAAGGCGACGGGCTGATGGCTGATGCATCGGCTACCCGGCCGTCAGCACTTCTGGCATGGTACTCATAAGCGCCGGTTGGCCCGGCCACGCTCAGCCCTTCAAAGGCGGAGGCGATGCGCAGCCGGAAATCATCGTTACTTTCCATCACTGCGGGGGTTGGCGGAATGGTTGTATCGTCGGCCGGGGTAATGATCAGGCGGGGTACGCCATTGTTTACGCCGAGCTGGTCAAGGTCGCCGTCCAGCGCATACGCAACCATGACGGCCTTTGCCGCCTCGTTGATGCGCTGGCGCAGGATCAGCTCACGATAGGCATTTTCCTGCAGCAGCTTAACGATGGGTTCTGACTCCAGCGTCAGCGTGCGGGCGACGGCGTCCTGCTGGTCAGCAGGGTAAAGAGAAATCAGCGTTGCTTTTCGCTCGGCCAGCAGGGTTTCATAGTCCAGCGACTCCACCACATCTGGCGCGGGCAACTGGCTCAGGTCGATAGTTGCCATAGTCTCAGCTCACAGGAACGGTTAAGGAAAAAGGCTGCGCGTTGTCGGTGCGGTTGCCGGACAGCTCAACCACCATTGCGCCGTTGATATCCGACTCAAAGCTGATGGCAGTCAGCTTTACGCGCGGCTCCCATTTCAGGATCGCCATATAGCAGGCCGACATAATCTGCAGGCGCAGCGCCTCGTTTTGCGGCTGGTCAATCAGGGCGGATAAAAGCGAACCATACTGGCGGCGCATCACCCTGGAGCCGATCGGGGTCAGAAAAATGTCGCTAATCGACTGCCGGATATGATCGAGGTCGGTCAGCGTGCCGCCGGTTTCCCGGTTCATGCCAATATATTTTGCGGTTGTCATACCGGCGCTCCCGTTTTTCCGCCGCTGTCGCCTGGATGGATATGCGAATGCAGCACCTTGCCGTTTGAGGAAAGGTTGCCGCCGGTATGCGTCACGTCGCCTTTCATCGTGCCGCCCTGGGTGACTTCCAGCTGCGCAGTTTTAAGTAGCGCTGTGCATTCCACTTCTGGCGATTCAAAGAGGATTTTTACCGCCGCTTTGATGGTTGCCGTCTGTATGCCGGTTGCGATCAGTGCGCCGGTTTCCGGCTCGTACTCGATCACCGCGCCGTCAGGAAATGACCAGTGCAGCGCATCGGCCGAGGCTGACGGAGCCGGATTGTCATCAGAGAAAATACCCGGCAGCACAAAGCCGGTATCAAGTTCGCCGCCCATGCACAGAATAAGAACCTGCTCACCCACTGACGGCGCATTCCACGAACGGGTTTTACCCGCGCGGGCACTCAGCCAGTGCAGCCAGCCGGTAGTATTTTTTCCGGTATCGACACGGCACAGCCCGCCGTCAAGATTGACGGCAGACACGGTTCCTATGCGGATGAGGTTGCGCAGCAAGCGCAGGATTTCTGCCATTTGTTCGTTCATGGCATTAGTGTCACTTTGAAAAGAAAGCACGACAACGAATGTGCGTTTGCTCAGCTATCAGCAAACAGAACTCAATAAACCTTTACTATTAATTCATGAGCTAATTTACTAGCTTCATCGATGGTATCGAATTGTTTATTAAAGAAGTAAAAAAAAGCAGATTTGAATTTAGGCAACTCAAGGAATATAAATTCGCCACTCTTATGAAAAAAATGCATATCAGGATTAGAAGTCTCAAAAATAACTAGCGAATTCTCTTCCTGTATTTTTGTTTTCTTGAATAGTCTTCTTCTCGCAGTCCTTACGCTAAGAAGTATTTTATACGGAGACTCTTCCCCTCCTCTCCGCATTATCCCTAAAGGCAATTCAGCAAGAAAAGGAATGTAAGGACCATCTTGAACCTTAATAAATTTCTGCCTTAAATCTAAAACCTGTAGTTTGAAACCAATAAGCTCTAGCCACCATATGATTATATCTCTTTCTGAGAAATCATAATCACCCGGCTTTTTGCTTTGTAAAATATCGATTATTCGTTCTTCTATTGAACTCAGCAGAACGTTATTGCAGTGGGCGCAGGCGGGGATTGTAGACTTTATATAAGGCTGGGGCATTTTATTGATAGTAGCGCTGAAAAATCTCTCCGGTTTCTTTTCAAAAACCCACTGCGGCATCATATGCTCTCTGGTTAAATTTTTATCAGTCCCGCAGAAAAAACAAATATTGATTTTATGATCAGCGATAAAAGCATCCATAACTGCACGCTGACTTTCTCTGATTTTTTTCCTTAGTTCTCGAAAATGCATTTCCATTAATATCAATTCTCCCATTACAAGCTATTAATGATCAGATCTTCAATATACTTTATGTCAGATTCCATGATTCCTAGCAATGGGCGCTTTTCATACTGCACTTCTTTGCCTTTGCGTGAAGGCCGGTCGCGCAGCCCGTAATGATGCACGCGGGCCATGCGCTGCACGTTGCCCGCAAACTCGATCACGGCCTCATTCGGGCTGGCCTGCGTTTTCATGTATTTAGCCGTGCGTAGCTTTGCAAACATCTCGCGCTTTATCCGGCCCTTTTTGCTGCGCACCGGCTGCGTTTTGCGGGGCTTAAACGGCGTGCCGTCAGGTGCCTGCTGGCGCTTGATGTTCTGCTCCTGATTCGCGCGCAGCTTGCGGCCAATGTTGCGCGCCATTTCTTTGCGCGCCGGGGCTGACAGGCTGCTGATAAGTGCCTCCAGCCGGTCATTTACCAGCTGCAGCTCGCTCATGTCTGCAACTCACTGACCAGCTCGCCTTTAACGTAGAGCTGCACCGGCCGCGCATCATTCTCCGGCAGCGGGTTCTCGCCGACGTGGGTCACGTGCAGCCCGTCGTCGGCCTGCTTCACGATCACGCGCTCGCTCAGCTGCAGCTCGATACTGATATCGCTGGCCGTGTCGCTGATAACATCCGCCTCAAAGGTGAAGCCTGTCCGGCGCTTTTCCTCGCTTGCCATAATGTCGGGTTCATTCGTTCGCAGCCATGCCAGCAGCGGCACAATCAGCAGGTCGATGTTACCGGCGTAATCGGTGATAACCATGTTGAGCCGGTACTGGTATTCAAACGACAGCGAGCTGGCAAGCGTCGAGACGATGCGCCCGCTGTCGATAAACACGTTCAGCGCGTCAGGGTTTCGCTGTAGCTCCGGCACGCTGTCTGTCAGCGCCTGGCGCAATTGTTGGGGTTTCAGCATCGTGTTGTTCCTGGCAGTCTTTGATGATTTCGACCTGCAACCCGCAGGCGGCGAGTGCGGCCTCAAGCTGGCGATTATCCGCCGCCAGATCGCCCGCCGTTTTAAGGCTGTTTCCCGGCACCGGGCAGCTTGTCACGCGCGGACACCCAATCCAGATAATCTCTGGCGCTGCTGAAGGCCGGGCGGGTGTGCAGCCGGATAACATCGTCAGGCAGAGCAGCAGCAGACCAGTCACGCAGTATCGGATTCGCATCGGTTTCTCTCTGTATGGTCATTTCTCGGTTAAGCGCGGCCGTGCTGGCGCGCCCCTGCATCAGCCGCAGCTCGGCCTCGCGTTTCTGGCTGGCCCTTGCATCTGCATCCAGCCTGGCTATCGCCCTGTCCCGGCTCTCGATACCGGCCGACAGCGTGCCGATAATGCGCTGCGCGCTGGTCAGGTCGTCTTTTGCGACCTTCCACTGCCAGCCGGTCACGCCCAGCGCCAGCAGAGCGACGGCCAGAAACAGCGCTATCAGGCGCGTCATGACACACCCCGCAGGCAGTAGGCTGTCTCATTCGCACGGCGGTTTTCCAGCCCGCGATTTTTCACGCCCTTAACAAATACCCAGCGCCGCAGCTCGTTACAGGCATCAAGCCAGTGCTGCAGCCTGATATACCGGGCAAAGGTAGAGCTGCAGGCTGCGCGCACGCCGACGTTAAAGGCGAATGAAACGACCGTGTCATAGACCGGCTGTGGCATATCGCTCCGCATACAGGCATCGATCCCGCGCTCGACGCGCATCACGTCATACACCAGATTGACCGCCGCCTGCCGCTCGCTGACTTGGCTTTGCGGCGTCACGCCTTCTGTGTGACCGATGCCGTTCGTCCAGACTCCGGCGCTGCACTGATAGGGCGAGGTGCGGCACCCCTCAGCGTTGGCGATGAGCGCCAGTCCGGCCTCGGACGTTTTCAGGGTTTTGAACTGCGGCAGCAGCGTGGCAATCGCCAGCACGGCCACCACGGCGCAGCGTTTAACGGTCTGGCTCAAGGCTCACCCCCCGCAGGCGCTGCAGCTCGTAGGTTTTACGGCGGTAATGCCAGTTGATAAAGAACGTCGCCACGTT